CCTGATAGTGTACAGGCGTTGATTACGGTTATCGGCTTTAATGAAACGCTGGAGTTGGTACGCCTGATGGGCGGTACGACTTATCCGTTGCGGCAGGGTTATACGAAAAACAGTCAATCCCGTGTTGCATACTTGGAGGAGATTATCGGCAGTGAGGCGGCCGGTCGGCTGGTAGAGGCAATGGCTCCGTGCAATCTGTTTATACCCCGCTGCGAGACGGCCTTGTATGAGCTGCGTAACCGTAAAATCCGCAGTCAGTTTGACCGACAGACGGCAGGCGGCACCCCTGCTTATGAGGCCGTTAACGATTTGGCCTTGGCACACCGGCTAAGCGATCGCCATGTGTGGCGGATTTTGAAGCAGGCGGATAAGGAAGCGGAGCAGGAGAATTTGTTTTAGAATGGAATGCCATGCAGATGTATGGCATTTTATTTTGGAGAAAAATATGAAAACGTTTTATTTTGTGCTGTTGGCGTTGGGTTTGGCGGCGTGTGGGCAAGTATCGGAGGAAGTCAAACCGACAGCCCCAGCACAGCAAGAAACTCAGCCTGACCCGAAAGTGAAAATCGTGGAGCGCCTGAAAAACGAAGAATACTTTATAGGGGAGAATAATTTAGACAAAATCCGCCGGCACGGCGAACTGAAAAACCATGCAGAAAAATTGGTAGCATTGCTTGCTCAGGCTGAAAAGGAAAGCCGCGGTATGGTGTTAAACGGTGCCAATTTGGCGGAGGTCAAGACATTTAACGAGGCTTTTATCGCTGTTGCCAAATCAGCCGATGAAACTTTCGGCGGGCCATTTTTGGAAGATAAGGCTGGATTGTATCAGTGTACCAATGCCGCCAATGCTGCATATGACTACTTTACCGCCAGACAAAACCAAAATGCTATGGTTGCCAATTATAAACAAAACTACGACAACGCTATAGCCGCTTGTAAAGAGCAAATTAAACATCCTCCTGAAGCTGAGGCAACTGTCTATGCCCGTAAAGGTATCAATCTGCCTATCAATGATTGTTTAGCCGTGTTGACTGGAGATGAACCGTTTGACACATTTACTTGTCCGATGAAAATCAAATAAGGTTGAATCATGCTAAGGCCGTCTGAAATTTCAGGCGGCCTTTTTGTTGCCTACTGACACTGTTTCGCCCGCCGCCAAAGCCATGCCGTTTGAAAATGTAAGCCTCTGAAAGTGCATTTTAATCTGATTTTGAGGGAGGCTTTAATGAGCAAAATTGTTTGTCTGACTGCCGGCCACAGCAACACCGACCCGGGCGCGGTCAACGGAAGCGACCGTGAGGCGGACTTGGCGCAGGATATGCGCAACATCGTGGCATCTATCTTGCGCGATGACTACGGCTTGACCGTTAAAACAGACGGCACGGGCAAAGGCAATATGCCGTTGCGCGAGGCGGTTAAGCTGATTCGCGACTCGGATGTGGCGATTGAGTTTCACACCAACGCAGCTGTCAGTAAGGCGGCGACAGGCATCGAAGCCTTGTCCACGCCGAAAAACAAACGCTGGTGTCAGGTGTTGAGCAAGGCCGTTGCCAAGAAAACCGGCTGGAAACTGCGCGGCGAAGACGGCTTTAAACCCGACAATGCGGGCCAGCATTCGCGCCTGGCTTATGCACAAGCCGGCGGCATTGTGTTTGAGCCGTTTTTTATCAGCAACGATGCGGATTTAGCCTTGTTTAAATCTACTAAATGGGGCATTTGCCGCGCGATTGCGGACGCAATTGCGGTGGAATTGGGAGCGGCGAAGGTATGAAAAAGTCTTTGATTGCTTTGGCTCTGTCTGTGTTGAAACCGAAGGTGCCTGAATTTGAGATTAAGCCTGCCAGTATTGGCTATTTGAAACAACATCCGTCTATGCGCATGGGTAAGTCGGGCGTGGCGGCTGCCAAACGCGCGGCGCGTAAACGCAAGGCGAGAAAATGCTGAAAGTACGTCTGATTTGTTGGATTTTGAATTTGGTATCAAATGATTGGGAAGTCCGAATTGAAACACGTTGTATCGGCAGTGGTTATTACGACCGCCCAATCATTGCGAGAAAAAAGCACTGATTTTTGTCGGGCATAAATGCCCGACCTACTGGATAAATAATGCGTATTTTGGATATTTTTAAAAACCCTGCGACAGGCAATGTGTCGCACTCGAAACTGTGGGCAAACGTTGCCTGCGCGGCTGGGACGTTTAAGTTTGTGATGTTGCCCGACCCGTCGGCGGAGATTTGGGCGGTTTATTTGGGCATCGTCGGCGGCTATGCGGTGGCGCGTTCGTTTGTCAGCGTTAAACGTCAGGAGGTTGAGAATGAATCTCGTGAAACTGCTGGCGAATAACTGGCAACCGATTGCCATCATCGCGCTTGTCGGCACGGGCTTGGCTGTGTCGCACCATCAAGGCTACAAGTCGGCTTTTACGAAGCAGCAAGCGGTCATCGACAAGATGGAAAAAGACAAAGCGCAAGCCCTGCTGTTGTCGGCTCAAAACTATGCGCGCGAGCTGGAACAGGCACGCGCGGAAGCAAAACAATCTGAAGCCAAGGCGCACGCCGTCGGTGTGAAATTGGCACAAAAGCAGGCGGAAGTCAGCCGTCTGAAAACGGAAAACAAAAAGGAAATCGGAGATGCACTCATTCAAGACCGCCAAAAAGCAGGCGACGGTTGTATTGATGGCCTTGGCTCTCACGGCTTGCGGCTCTACAACCGCGCCCTCGGCTACGGAAATTAAGGTTATTGAAAAGGCGGTCATGCCGACACCGCCCGCTGCGTTGATGGTCGCGCCGGTGCGCCCGCATCCGCCGAAAGATGGTAAGACGGCAACGCTGTTGGAGCACGCCGCTGAGTTTGGCGGCTATGTTGCCGAACTTGAAAACCAAAATCAGGCTTGGCGCGATTGGGTCAACAGTCAAACGGCAGTTGACGGCACGGAGGGCATACGATGACGACTTATCGTGATTTGGTGCAACGCACGGTCGCCTGCCGCCATGCGGACTTGGAATTGGGCTTGAGCCGCGCACGCGAACAAGAGCCGTTTGTCATCCATGTTTCCGACCTGTTGGATAAGGCCGGCATTGAGTACGCCGTGCGTATGGATAAGGATTTTCAGACGACCTTTTGTGTGGAGTTTTCCGCGACTGCTCCTGCTGATGTGATTGGTATTTTGAGAAAGTATTATTCAGTCTTTTTTGACGGCCAAAAGGTCGAGGCAGCGAGCCGAAATCCCGAAGGCTACGCGGTCCGTATCGTATTTGGCGACGTGCCGGTTTAAAGGGGTTTTAAATGGACTTTGAATTTGGTTTTAAAACCCTGTGGCCGATTGCGACGGCGGCATTTTGGTTTTGGGTCAACAGCATTGCAGGCCGTCTGAAAGAGGCGGATAAGCGTATCGATGACCTTAAAGAGGAGCTGCACGCGGTCAAGCTCTCTTATCACACCAAGCAAGATGCCCAAGCCGACCGCGAAAATATCGCGGCGTCTTTGGAGCGCATCGAAAACAAACTTGAAAAAATGAATGAAAAGTTAGACCGGAAAGCGGATAAATCATGAAAGACCCAATTTTGGAAGCCTTGGCGCGTATTGAAAACAAGACTGATCAGACTCTGAAAAATCAGAAGGAAATGCAGGTGGAAATTGCACAAATCCGCCAAGACACGAAACGCACGGCCATTACATTCGGTGCACTGGGCGGCGGTGTGATTACGGTCGGCTGGGAATTGCTTAAAGCGAAAATGGGACTGTAATTATGGCTCACCCGCAAGAAATCCGTGAAAAGTTACGCCGGCTCTATGTGAGCGGCGAGCAAACTTTGGAAACGGCGGCCTTGATGTGCGAAATCCCGCAGGCCACTGCGCGTGCGTGGAAACGTGCGGATAAGGAAAAAGGCGACGACTGGGATAAGATGCGCGCCGCCTACACTTTGGCCGGCGGCGGTATTGAGGACTTGAGCCGTGCGATGTTGGCCGGTTTTATGGTGCAGTACAACAGCACGATGACGATGCTGCAGGATTCGAGCACCGAAGATTTGCCGCCGTCCGACCGCGCCAAGCTGTTGGCCAGCCTGGCCGATGCGTTTACCAAAACCGTATCAGCCAATGCCCGTGTGATGCCGGAAACGTCAAAACTGGCGACGGCTTTGGAATTGATTGAGTTCTTGATGGCGTTTGTGCAAGAAAAACACCCCAAACATTTGCCTGCCTTTGTGGAGGTATTGGAGCCGTTTGGGGCGGAAGTGGAGAAGAAGTTTGGTTAGTTGGGTGAAACTAAGGCTTGCGTCGTTTGAGTTTACCTTTTCCTGATTGTTTGATTTCTTCTGATTGTTCGACTTCCTTAGGCTTATTTTCATGAGATGCAAATAAATCTTCAATCAATTCTTGCAACTCTAAATCGGATATGCCTACCAGTTCATTTTCAAAAGTTTTTCTTAGTTCCTGAATAATTTCTGGAATGCTTAGACCCAAGGCTTGGAGCCTAAGGGCTTCTTTTTTAATTGGTTCGGATAATTCAAACATACATTGCACCCTTATGAAAAATAAAGATTTCCTCAAATCCCTGTCCGCTCTCGCCGCCAATCTGCGCCAAGTCATCGAGGCCGAAGTAGACGGTTTCGACGCTTCTCCAACGGCAGTGGCGGAACGGCGGGCGAAGGTGTTTGACCCGGTAGGCGGTTACGAATATTTCGTAAATACCTACTTCCCCCATTATATCCGCTCCCCTGAAAAATCCGAACTGCATGCGTTTTTATTCAGCCGTCTGCCGGAGATTATCCGCTCCCCCAAAGGGGAAAATGAGGCGGTAGGTGCGCCGCGTGGCGAGGGTAAATCGACGCAGGTTACTCAGTTGTTTACGCTGTGGTGTATTGTGACAGGCCAAAAACATTATGCGGTCATCGTAATGGACAGTATCGACCAAGCGTATCCGATGCTGGAGGCCATTAAGGCAGAACTTGAGTTTAACCCACGCTTGAAAACCGACTTTCCTGAAGTCTGCGGGCAAGGCCGTGTATGGCAGGCCGGTACGATTGTGACGGCCAATGACGTTAAGGTGCAAGTGGCCGGTAGCGGTAAAAAGCTGCGTGGTTTGCGTCACGGCCCTTACCGTCCTGACCTGACCGTATTGGACGATATTGAGAATGACGAGCAAGTCCGCAACCCGGAACAGCGCGACAAGCTCAATGCGTGGCTGACTAAGACTGTATTGCCTTTGGGCGGTGTTGGTCAGAAATACGATGTGATTTATATCGGCACGATTTTGCATTACGACAGCGTACTTAACCGCACCTTGAATAACCCGTTTTGGCACGGTATTAAGTTTAAGGCGATGAAACGCTGGCCCGACCGCATGGACTTGTGGGACAGATGGGAGGAACTTTTCCGAAACGACGGCGAGATGGTGGCCGAGGCGTTTTATCAGGCAAACAAAGACGAGATGGAGCGCGGCGCAGTCACTTCTTGGGCGGCGCGTGGCGTACTCGCGCTGATGAAAATCCGTGCGCGTGACGGCCATGCGACGTTCGATTCGGAATATCAGAATGATCCGGTTGCCGGTGAGGCCGCGCCGTTTGCGAACAGCCTGAATTTTTGGGTTAATCGTGATTCGGATTGGATTTTTTATGGTGCGTGCGACCCGAGTTTGGGCAAGGCCGGCAACAGCCGTGACCCGTCTGCGTTGTGTATCGGCGGGTACAATCGCCGCACGGGTGTGTTGGATGTGGTGGAGGCTCTGATTAAGAAACGCCTGCCGGACAAAATTATTTCCGACATCATCGAACTGCAACGCCGATACCGCTGTGTGTTGTGGGGAATCGAGACGGTACAGTTTCAGGAGTTTTTGAAGACTGAGCTGGTCAAACGCGGAGCGGCTGCCGGTATCCCGATTCCGGCACGCGGTATCAAGCCGAGTGCGGACAAGTTGCTCCGTATTGAAAGCCTGCAGCCGTATATGCAAAACGGTCAAATCCGTTTGCACGCCAGTCAAAGCACACTGATTGACCAATTCCGCCATTTCCCGATGGCAGATCATGACGACGGCCCTGATGCCGTGCATATGCTGTGGGGCTTGGTTCAAAGCAGCGCGACTGTCGGCGGCTATATTGCCGTGCCTAGAGAGCACGGTTTGTCCGGACGGATGGGGAGCGGCGCATGGTAAAACTGACACGGGATACAGCCTGCTAAGGAGTGGCACGGCTGAAAATGGGGCAAGTTTAACTTGCCCTTTTTTACGTCATGAAAAACCTACTCCGTGCGTTGTTTAGTAAAGCCGCACCTAAAACGCCCGATAAACAATCCCAAACGGCGGATATCGTTAAAAACCGCACTACTCATGAGCATCCGAGCAAAGGGCTGACTCCGCAGTCGCTTCATCGGATTTTGGAAGATGCGGAAAACGGCGATATTCAGGCACAGTCCGAACTCTTTGTCGATATTGAGGAGAAGGACGGCCATATCTTTTCGGAGATGAGCAAACGCAAGCGCGCGGTAATCGGCTTGGATTGGAATATTGTTCCGCCTCCGAACAGCAGCGAAGCGGAACGGAAGCTGGCCGAAGAGGTTGATGGCTGGCTCAATCAGATGACCGATTTAGAGGATATGATGTTTGACCTTTTGGACGCGGTCGGACACGGCTTCTCCTGCGTGGAAATCGAATGGGAAAACCTTGGGTCGTTATGGTTGCCCAAGGCATTCCATCATCGTCCGCAGGCTTGGTTTAAGGTCAATGCAATGGATGAGGTGTTATTGCGCAAAGACGGCAGCCCAGATGGCGAAAAGCTGTGGGATTTAGGCTGGATTGTCCATAAGCACCGCAGCCGTTCGGGTATTTTGGCAAGAAGCGGTTTGATGCGCACGCTGGTGTGGCCTTATTTGTTCAAGAATTACTCGGTGCGTGATTTGGCCGAGTTTTTGGAGATTTACGGCCTGCCGACCCGAATCGGTAAATATGCCTCCGGTGCGGACGACAAAGATAAGCTTACCCTTTTGAATGCGGTGCGCGAAATCGGCCATAACGCGGCAGGGATTATTCCTGAAACCATGCAGATTGAGCTGCTCAACGCGGCCAATGGCAGCGCGGACCCGTTTCAGGCAATGATCGATTGGGCAGATAAAACCTCTTCAAAGGCGATTTTAGGCGGCACGCTGACCAGTCAGGCAGACGGTAAGACTGCTACCAATGCGCTGGGGCAAATCCATAACGAGGTGCGCCATGATTTGCTGGTGTCCGATGCCAAACAACTGGCCGGCACATTGACGCGCCAATTGATCCTGCCATTGTTGCAGCTCAATAAAGGCAATGTCGATGTTTCACGTCTGCCGCGCTTTGTGTTCGATACGCAATTGCCTGAAGATTTGACGGTGTACTCCGACTCTTTGCCTAAATTGGTGGAAATCGGCATGAAGATTCCGTTGTCGTGGGCGCAGGAAAAATTAGCCATTCCTTTGGCTTCCGAAGACGAGCCGGTATTGGCTTTTCAAACAGATGTTAAAACGGATTTAAAAAACGCTTCTCTAAGCTACCGCCGTGTGGCTTTGAGTAAATCGGGCGAGATTGTCGGTGCGGCGCAGGCGGATTTGGATAATGCGGACTTGAGCAAAGTAGCCTTGCCTGAAATGATTGAGCCGTTGTTGCGCGGCTTGGGCCAGGCTTTGGCCGAGGGTGATAGTTATGAGGATGTGCAGGAGCGTTTACTGCGCGTTTATCCCGACCTGACTGCCGAGCAATTTCAGACGGTCTTAGCACGGGTGGTTTTTGTGTCGGATTTATGGGGACGGATGAATGGCTGATTTGAGCTACGCATTCGGCCTTGAGCCTGAACAGGCCGTCAAGTATTTTGAGGGGCTGGGCTTTAATGTGCCGCCCGATTGGAAAGTAACGTGGAACGAAGCGCAGGCTAAGGCACGGGCGATTGCGGGCATTCACAAGCAGGATATTGTCGCGCAAATCCACGGTGCTTTGTATGAAAGCCTGAAAAACGGTACGTCATTTGAGAAATTCCGTGATGATGTGGTAGGCCGTCTGAAACAGCATGATTGGCAGCTGCTGAAAGATGGCGACATTGTGAATGCCAACACCGGCGAAGTAGATGGTAAAGGCATCACGCGGCATCGACTGGAAACCATTTTCCGTACGCAAATGCAGTCAGCCTATATGTCCGGGCATTGGCAGGCTCTTGAAGATGGTCGAGACTCTGCGCCCTGGTTGCAGTATTCGGCCATTCTTGACAGCCGTACCCGGCAGAGCCACGCTGCGGCGCATGGTGCGGTGTATCACATCGACGACCCGTTCTGGAATTACTTCTACCCTCCCAACGGCTTCAACTGCCGCTGTACCGTACGGGCGTTTTCAGACCGTGAATTGAAGCGACGCAATCTGCTGCCGCAAAAAGCACAACTGGAAGATACGGAAGTGGTAGTCAACCGCAAGGGTGACACCCGCCCGGCCAAGGCGGTGAAGCTGGCCGACGGCAGCCGCTTTTATACTGATGCAGGTTTTCAGAACAATGTGGGGAAAAGCCATTTGGCCAACTTGGGGCAGTTGCAGATGCAGCGTGCAGTGGAACTGCCGCCAAAGCTGGCAAGCGTGGCGATTCAGGAAGCTTTAAAAGAGCCGAAATGGAGGGCGGCCATATCTAAACAAGCATCGGAAATGGTTGATCGGGTAAATATGGAGAAATTTGCCAGGGGCGAAATGCTGTATATCGGAGCGTTGACTCCGTCGGTATTGGAAGCTCTGGCCGCAAAGAATGTCTATCCGCAATCGGCTGTGATCGCGATGAGTGATGAGCGAATATTACACGCGCTGCGGAACAGTAAAAATAAACCGTTGCCTTTGGCATTTTGGAAAGACCTGCCAGAACAGCTGCAAAATCCGGAGGCGATACTCATTGGCACGGCAGGCCGCAATGCCAATGGCCAGCAGTTTCTGTTGTTTGTGTATCCGGGAGTGAATAACAAAGGGAAATTGGTTGTGACTGTGGATTATCAGGCTAAGGCAAGAAACCCCTATACCGGCAAAAAAGAAGCAGTTGCCGTCAATATGGTTAATACGGGGAATTATGCTGAAGTTGGGGATATTTATAAAAATGACAGGTATGAATTAATCTGGAAGAAATAACCAAGTTGGCGGCTTTGCCTGATTCGAACAGGATAAAACAGCGGATAAACCACCGAGGCCATTCCAGTTGGCGACCCGCCGTCAACTTGGCTTTAAGGATAATATACTGATGATTGAGATAAAAATCAACACAGACGCACTGCAAAACAGCTTAAATGCCATTGCGCAACGTACAAGCAACACCCAGCCATTGATGACGCAGCTTGCCCGCATCATGCGCAATGCCGTGCTGGACAACTTCGACGCACGCGGCCGACCCGCGTGGGCTCCGCGCAAGTATCCGTCCGCGCGTGAAGGATCGGGGCTGTTGCAGACCAGTGGGCGTTTGCGCAATTCGATTACGCAGAACAGTGCGGCCACGGAAGCGGTGGTCGGTACCAATGTGGAATATGCGGCCATTCATAACTTCGGCGGACAAACTGCACCGCATACGATATTGCCGAAAAATGGCAAAGCCTTAAAATTTGGCGGACGGTTTGCCAAACGTGTTAATCACCCCGGCAGTAAGATTCCTGCACGTCCGTTTATGGTTCTTCAACCTGACGACGAACAGGCTTTAGTCGATGCGGTAAATGATTACTTGGATGCCGCTCTTGGCAATTAAAACAAAAGCCGTCTGAAATTGCGCACAGACGGCTTTTATACACCTTTCCCTTATCTACCCTTTCCCGAAATGTTTAAATCAATCTGTGAGGGGATTAAAAGGCTTCTGAAACGGTTTTAAACATACTCTCTTTCCCATTCTCCGATATTTCTCATTTTCGTTCCTTACTGACAGTGATCAAGCTTCTTGTGCCGACTTGATGGCGCATGATTCGGCAATGGATACCAAAACCTTTCTTGCCGCCTTATCTGCCGCCAAAGTCGGAAATACGGACGGCCTAATCAAAATCGTACCTAAAGGTCAATTTGCACCAGTAGACGGACGCACTGATACAGGTGTGCCGCACTGGACGATGACTGCCTCTTTGGCGCAGCAAATCATTGCCGCCTTTGATGCAGGACAAACAGACCTTGTTGTGGACTACGAACACGCCACACTGAAAGCTGCAGAAACCGGACAGCAAAATCCTGCTGCCGGTTGGATCAGCAAATATGTGTGGGATGACGAGCGCGGTCTGATGGGCGAAGTGAAATGGACACAACGCGCAAAAGACATGATAGACAGCGGCGAATACCGCTATCTGTCGCCGGTTCTCGAATACGACACATTGGGCAATGTGCGCGGGCTGCACAGTGTGGCGTTGACCAATTCGCCTGCGCTGGACGGCATGG